ACTTACCCTTTTCGTACCAACTTAATCTACAGTAATACTCCTCTATATGTGACTCTGTTAGTGTTGTTAACATAAAAAATATGCTAATCATTTGCTTGCCTCTTGAATCATGTCGATTAAAAAGTAAATCATACTAATCAAGATAGTTACAAGAATGGTTATTGCACCTCCCATTAGTGTATTATAAAAGAAGGCTTTACGTCTTCTCAATTGTTCGTAAACTTCTTTCTCTCTCTTGTCCTTTATTGCTCTACGTTGCTTAATAAATTCACGATACCCCTGAATTCCAAGATGGCACAAAGCACCTGTATAGAACATACTTTTTATCGCAGCCTCTTGTTCTTCAATTTTTTTCTTTGCTATTAACGAATCAAATGCTTCTGATGTGGCTGACTTCTGATAAGTTATTTTTTTAAAAATACTGGGCTTATCTTCTTCTTGCCCCATCCACTCTTGTAAATCTGAAACTGCACCTGCCCACTTTGATAAAGATTTATAAATGTCCTCCGCTTCTTTGCCAGCTTTTACAACCTTCTTGACAACTGAAAATGCCGTATTCGCTGCGGCAAGTGCGGTGAAAGGATCAAGCACAATTAAGTCACCTCCTCCCACCCAACAGAATTATCAGCTTGGTATGCCGATTCATTCCAATTGTAAAATTTTCCATCATCAGGGTATGTTATGGGGCAATCCCACAAACAAGTGCTTTCATTTAATGTCCAACTCGCATAAGGTCTTGGCGGTATAAAAGCATCTCGTACAGAATCATAAGTAAATCCTCTGCCTGCATAATTTTTTCTAAATGGTGTTCCACCTAATTGATGCACACCCCCAAAAGTGTTGTAGCTAGTTTTTTTCCACAAACTATGCCCATGTAAATTAGTTAAAAAATCTATACCTGCTTGTTCAGATTCAGAACCATCAACAGTAACAACATCATTATTTAATACATGAACACCAATCACATTGTTATTCTCATCTAATTTAGCAAAATGTGCCACTTTAATTCTCCAATTTCAAACCAGTCATATCTTCGCTATCCCCAAAATTACCTTTTAAAAAAGTATTAAAACTTAAACTAACCCTAAGATCAGTTTTAATTTTTTCAACTGCATGAGTTAAAGAAGACGGAAATAAAATTAAACTGTTTTCTTCAACCTCTAACCACCAACTATCCGAATTATACAAATTGTAATTATCTGTTGTAAGTTTTATTTGAGCATAACCATCTTTAAAAAAATGAATTTTATCCTTTTTTACATCAGCCTTTACATAAAAAACACCAGATATAAAAGAGTTAGGGTGGGCGTGTTTATGATGAAACTGATCTTTAGTAGTGTAATTAACCCAACTTTGAGTAATATAAGGTTTTATAGTTTTATTCGGTGCATGAACAGAAACAAAGTATTCATGTAAACATTTTTCTATAAAACATTTTAGTTTAAACATTTCTCTTCTTTTTAAAACTTTATCATTAACACTTGTTGTATTACCTGTATTTTCTCTAGTTTTTAGATTTAACAAAAAATTTGATTCTTCTTTTGACAACCCCTTATCTAATTTAAAAATAGCTACAGGTGTAGGAAATAGATTATGAACCCTCATATTAGAAAGTTATAGTTCCATCTCCATTAAATACATAAATAAATTTACCCCCAGAAGTGCTGGCTGTAGGAGAACCTGTAGTAGCACTAGCTACTACTGTTGAGCTTAGTATAACCACACCTGACCCACCTGCCCCAGAAGCACTTATTCCATGAACTGAACCACCTCCACCACCTGTATTAGCTGTTCCGTTAGATGGTGCTGTTGGCGAACTGTTATTTGTCATAGTAGTTGGAGAGAATCCACCACCACCACCACCTCCTCCACCTGCACCAGGAATCCCTACAGCCCTATCTTGTGATTGCCCTGCACCACCACCAGCCCTTGTTACTGAAGAACCAGTAATAGAAGAAGCTAAGCCATCTCCTCCCTTCATACCATCTTGTGAATCTTTTAATCCCCCAAAAAACCCTGCTTCGCCTGCACCACCTCCACCACCTTGTCTAAATTTACCAGCGTTAGGTCCACGAGCTACTACGTCTTGCAATGTCACCCCACCACTGCCAAGCTCTCCATTTGATCCAGCACCTCCATCAAACCCCTGTACTGGGCTGCTTGTTCGTGAACCACCTGCTAATGTGAAAGCTCCAGATATGGCAGACCCACCTCCAGAACCACCTGTGCGACCTGGAAATGTTCCTCCACCTCCACCACCGCCTCCACCACCTCCAGTAGAAGTAATTGTGGTTATATCAGAACCTGCGATTGAAGAGTTAGCCCCGTCATTTCCTGTAGTATTTGTTACTGATGTACCGCCAGCCCCTACAGTTATGGTATAAGTTATACCTGCACCTAAAACTAAAGCAGTTTCATTAGTGCCTCCACCACCTGTGGTTTCTCCAGAAACAGAGTTTCTATACCCTCCAGCACCACCACCTGCTCCCCCATGAGAGCCTCCAGCACCACCTCCAGCAATACAAAGGTACTCTACCTCTATAACACCTCCACCTGCTGCAAAATTAGTCGCAAATAATTGATGTATGCCTGTCATTTTTTACTCCACATTTCCTGTAATAAAGCATCCATTAGGAGAAACAAATAACACGCTTGCTACTCCATGAAAAGACAACGTAACCAGTGCAGTTGATGTTTCTGCTCCTGCTACAAAACAAGAGTTCATTTGACCTGCGGAAAAAGTTGTAACAGCACCAGCAGTTTTACCACCAAAAGAACTATTAACCACTGATAATATATCTCCAGAAACAAATGTATCTGCTGGTAAAACTAATACTTGTGTCGAAGATGCCGTGCCTTTGAGTAAAACATAATTACCTACATCAGTAGCAGCAGCAGAACCTATTTGTGTATCTATAGCCCTTGCTTGTGGGACTTGCCTCAAACTACCATCAGCATCAGATACTCCACCAGTCCCTAATAAAGTACCACCCACTGAAGCATTTTTAACAACTCCTAAATTACCTGTGCTGTTTGCTGTGGCGAATGTAAATTCATCTGTTACTGATAAAGTCCCTGTGACAGAAGCATTGCCAGTCACACCCAAAGAAGCACCTGCTGAGATAGCACCTATTACACTAAACGTACCTTTGGCAGAAGCATTACCTGTCAACCCTAAAGTACCTCCAGCAGAAATAGCACCTATAACACTTAACACACCACCAGCAGAGATATTACCTGTTACACCTAATGTAGCTCCTACAGAAGCTGCTCCTAGTGAACTAATACTTGCACCTGTTATAGCCGCTGCTCTTAATGTGCCTCCAACAGAAGCAGCACCACCAACATCTAAAGTGGTTGCTATGTCCATAGCACTTGCACTACTAATGGCAGAGGTAACTGCCGAGCCATCAGTGTATACTATCGTTGATCCTCCAGCGGGTACTGTTTGCGTATTAAATAGATTTGTGCCTGCGGCTGTTCCGTTTCTCACTGAAACATCTACAGACAAAGTATTATTTATAAGATAACTTTTTTCAACAGTCGGTAATAATAAAACATGACCTGCTGTTCCTGTTCCAATTAAGTTTAAACGATAGTTTCTTCCAGCTTGTAAAGAGTTAGAGTCTGTTAACGTTACGGATGCAGTTGGTGCGTCAGCAGCAAAAGTAACGTCAGTTGTTCTTGCGATAGCCTCTTCAAGGGCAGAAAGATTATCATTTGTTACAGTTCCCCACGCTCCAGAGTTTTCCCCTGTTGCCATGAGTTGAATTTTTAAATCTGGTGATGCTGACGAAGCCATAATATTCTCCTATGCTGCTTCTTTAATTATAGTCCAATTAGGTGTTTGATCTGTATTTATCAAACCCCAAACTAAAACTGTTCCTATTTGTCCAGTTCCAGATACACCCGAAACTTGATTTGATACCTCTCCTATTATTGTAGGATTACCAACACCTCCAATAGCACTTACTTGAGTAACTAAAACATCTGGTGCAATGCTTATAGATACCGATCCTACGTTAGCAGTAGATGAAACTCCAGTTACACTTACTCCTACACCAAAGTTAACAACTACCGATCCTAAACTTCCTGTTGCTCCTACACCATCAACTGACACCTCTATTAAAGGTGCATTCCATCCCCCTCTGCCCCAAGTTCCAGAACTCCAGCCAGAAAAAGTGGTGCTGGAGGGCATTAAGCTATCCTAATTATTGCTGCTGCACTTGTTGCCGCAGGGAATACAATTGTAAAGTCTCCAGCAGAAGCTGTTTTTGTAGCTCCAAAATCAAGCACACAAACAGCAGCATTGGTTATAGTTGAACCAGCATTGTTTCCTGCTTGTGGTGCAGTGTTGTAAATTAAAGCTCCATCTGCCGCAATAGATACATTGTTAAAAGTTAAATCGGATATATCTACAAATCCAGAGGTAGTTCCTGCTGAAACACCTAAAATAGTTAAAGCTGATCCTGCTGAAGTGTAGTTAGT